AGATAGGTCCAACTCGACCACACCATCGCCGTACTCCGACTTCGCGAGCACCGACAGTGCCCTGTACGTGTTCGTCATCAGAGTCCGTTCGGGTACAACTTGTACGTGACCGTCGTGGTGAAGGAGTGGGTGACGGTGATCACGAAGGTGGTCGGGTTCACCTGCGTCGGGCTGATGTAGAAGATCTGCGACGTGCCCGCCGTGACGACGTCGGTGGCCGCTGTGGCGGCGTTCCCGGCAGGCGTGAGGCCCGCATCCGAGATCGCGACAGTGTCAGGCGAGGCGCCGCCGTTGATGATCTCCAGGTAGGCACCCCGGGGGCCCAGGAGCGCCTGCGCGATCGTGTCGGACGCCGATACCGCAGCGCCCGTACTGGCGGTCCCCAGAAGCGTGGGGGTGATGGCGACGAGTGCGCCCATGGTTGCTCCTTCGAGTCAGAGTTGGCCCTTGTAGGTGACCGTGAACACGATCCGGACTTTCGCGCCGCTGTCGGTTTGCACAGGCGAATACCGGTGATCCGAGACGAATGCATGCATCACCAGGCCACCGAGCGTCATGTCGTTGCGCACGGCATCCTCAGCAGCAGCGACGAACGCGTACGCGCGTAACCGCGCCGCAGGAATGTCGGTGTCGCCGCTCACGGACACGACAGCGCACGTGATCTGGCCGTCCTCCTGCTTGCCCCTGGCAAACGTCATCGGGGACTGCTGGGCGGTCGCGCCCTCGTTGAACTCGTCCGGGCTGCCGCCGTTGAAACCCACGAACAGCCAGTCCGCGGTTGGGTCGCTGTTCACCTGTGGACCATCGACGACGTTGACGTTCGTGAGTGCAGCCGTCCACATCGCGGTGAGCGCCAGGCACACCGCGTTCGTCTTGGTTGCCATCAATAGACCATCGGCTGGGCCGAATTCGGCAAGTTCAGCAGCGAGATCGCCCTGAATGGCACCAGGTAGCCGGTCCCGAGCCTTACATCCACCAGATCGCCGCCCTGGATGCTGGGCAGGTTCCCGAGCCGGACTTCCCAGTTGTGCTGAATGATGATCTTCGCCGCCAAAGTCCAGTTCGCCTTCACCGCGGTACGGGCCACCGTGTAGGTGATGTCGTACGCCCCAGGCGGGAACCAGCCGGCATCCTTGCGCCGGACATCGCCGGCTTCGGTGTCGATCGTCAGATACGACAGCGGAACAGGGGCCATGCCGGTCCACACAGCGGTGATAGCCGTTACTGCGGTCACCTGGGTGTGGGGCAGGATGATGACCTCGCGGCCACCGTTGACACGCCTGGTGTAAGTGCGCTGGACGACCGGACCGACGTAGCTCTCGACAATCTCCGTAGCGGCCTCGAGATACTCGCGCAGCTCGTCGTCGAACGCTGTCGTGGTGATCTTCAGGTGAGTCTTCGCGTCAGCCAGAGACAGCAGGGCCGGCGAGGCGGCGCCCCGAACCTCGAACACGTCCTGATAGGCCGCGTTCGGTCCTGTCATGACCGCGCGCCACGTGTACCGGCCCTCGACGGCTGGGACGTAGGTGTAGCGGTACTGGCCTGTCACTGCAGGCGGGTTCGTCACCGAAGGAGTGGCGGTCGTTCCGTCGGGGAGCGTGATCGTCAACGTCACACCGGTGGCGTTGGACAAGGCTCCAGCAGCGTCCTTCACGTCCCAGGCGATCGGGACAGAGTCACTGATGTCGTACGGCATCTATCCTCCAGTCGCAGTAGGAACGGTCATGGAGCCCGGTGAAGCTGCGGCGGTCGTGAAAGTGGCTGCAGTGGCTGTCGTCGTGGCACCTGAAGCGCCAGTGGCGGTCGCCCCCGTACCCGTGGCGCCTTGAGCCGTAGGCGCCTGCCCTGTGGCCGCGTGCGCGGTACCCGAAGTGGGTGGTGCGGGTGGGACGTAAACCCACGTCGGACCGAACACGTGGCCACGGCGTACCGCAGGCAGACCGCAGCGACGTGACGCCATGCGCAACGGGCATGTTGCCCGCGGCAACGGAACCGTCAGGTACTCACCCCGGCGTACCGGGCCGGTCTTTGGGCGGCGTACCCGCGCGACCTGTGGCACCCAGGACGCCGCCGAGACCACCTGCGGGATCGGCTGCACCCAGAACCGGCCACGGCGCACGAACATCGGCTTGACCCTGGCTCGCATCATCTGCGGCAGAGCAATGGACGGTGTCGGCGCTACCCCGACCAGCGGGACAGTGAAGAACCGGCCCCTGCGAGGTGACACCAGACGGCGCGTAGTAGGCCGCTGGACGCTCGGAGGTAGCGGTCCTGGACCTGCGAGCACGGCTAGCGGTGGGGGTGCGTAGAACCGCCCGTGACGTGGCAGCAAGGCTGGTGCACGACGGGTCCGCCCGTACGCCACAGGTGGCTGAACGGGCGGCGGGACGATCAGGTACTCGCCGCGCCGGGTCGGTCGAGCAGGCTTACGGCGGCCGGTTAGGAACGACGGAGTCAATGCCGGAGCTGTGACGACTACAGCAGCAGGTGGGACGGCGTAGAACGTGCCCCTGCGGGTGACGCGGGGACGGGAGTTGCGCCCGGCCGGTTCGGTGATCGCGGGAATGTAGGTCGGCGCCTGTACGACAACTGCGGCAGGGACGACCCGGTAGAACTGTCCACGCCGTGTGGTGCGCGGTCGGGAGTTACGGCCTGACGGCTCCTGGAACGACGGAACGTAGGACGGTGCAGCGGGAGCAGCCTGGGTCTTGACGACCTGGAAGAAGACGCCTCGTCGCGATTTGGGGTAACGCCATCTGCGGGACATGCGCTACCCCTTCATCAGGACTGCTCCCATTCCTCCCCGCTGCTATTCCTCGTGCTCGATCGTCAACTTGTACGAGTGAGACGCCGGCAGGGCGTTGTCGGTGTTGATGAACGCGATGCCGTTCGCCACGCCGGTGCCGCAGATCATTTCCTCCAGCATTTCGTACGGCAGGTCCACGCCGGACTGGGAGTTGAACGGGATCTGGTAGAACCAGGCCCCAGAGGTCCACGTGGCGGTCGGAACGGTCGTCCAAGCGGTGTCCAGCCCGGTGATGCCCGCCGTCTGCACCGAGTTCGGGTCCATCGCCTTCGGCGCGAACGTGCTGGTCGCCGTGCCGCGTCCAGTGGTGCGGACCAGCGCTACGTTCAACTGCTGCGACGTCGGCACACCGGCACCCGCGATGACACCGATGGTGATACGGCGGAGCTTGTAGCCAGCAGTCGCACTGGCGTTCAGGTTCGCGAACAGGGCATTCGCGGTGCCGCCGGTCGGGGCGGTGGCAACGATGGCCGCAGCCGACGTGACCGTGGACGTGAATCGGGCCATGAGTTGCTCACTTTCTAGAAGAAACCTGTGTACTGACTGATGGTCGACGGCGGTTTGCCGGTCGCCGCTGCTGCCGGAATCAGGAACAGGACTGCGCCGAGACCATGCGACGCGGTCTGCCCGGTCGACGTGTACGAGTGCGCCGCCTGTGTCACTGCGCCGTTGGAATCAGCCACCAGGAGCCCGACATACGGGTTGCCGGTGTTGATCACCGACGCCCGGCTGGTCAGCGCGGCGTCAGGGGTCCACGCCACCGAAGCTGTGGATCCACGCGACGAGAACACGGCCATGGCCCACCTGTTAGCGGCAGTCGGAGTCCCCGACCCGGTGGCATATGAAGTACCAGTGGTATGCGTTGCCCAGGCGATCGATTCGGCCGGCGTGGTCGGGTCAACACCCGGCCAGCTAATCGGCACGAACTGCCGCTTCGTGGTCACGGTCCAGTTCGTGGCATCGCTGACGGTGACGTTCGTGTCGCCGGAGCCCTTGACCTTCCAGAAGATCACCGTGCGAGAACTCGACCCGCCCGACGTTCCCTCGGACTGCTGACCGAAGCTCGTCCACCCAGCCGGCGCAGTGATAGCACCGATCTCGGCGTCGCCGAGCGTGCCGATGATCCAGACAACCTCGCCGTTCGTGGCACCCGACACATCGACAGTGACACTGGTGCCGTTCGTGCCGGTGACGTTGCCTTCGACAACCGACCCGACCCAGGGGGTGCCGATCGCCACGGAACCCCCTCAGGGTTTACGAAAGGAGCCAACAGGTGGGGATGGACCTCACTCCACCCCCACCTGCCCG